GCAGCTGGGTCCAGGACGTACAGTAATCTCTCTTTGGAAATCCCCCTGGCGTAAGCCGGGGGGTGCTCCCCTTTAGGAATCAGATGTCAATCACCCTCACAGAGATGATCCTGCACAGCAAGCAGCGCGCGGACATGGAAAACGGAAACTTCGTCTCAGACGACGAGTGGACGCACTTCATCAATGAGGAGATCTCAGACATCTACGCCCAGATGGTGAACGTGGACGACGGTGAGCTGTTCGCCAGCCCCTCCCCCACACTCGCCCAGATCGGCGACAACGCATTCCAACTCCCTTCAGATTTTCTGCGGCTCGTGGATGTAAACATCTACACGAACAGCAGGTGGGTACCCGCCTACGAGGCTGACCCACAAGAGTACTTCCAACTCCTTACTGACAACTACACCGGCAAGTACCAGACCTCGTACTTCCTGAAGCTGAACCTAGCCCAGGACCGCTACGAGCTGTTCCTCTTCCCGGCCCCCGACAACACTGACCTCGGTGTGCGGTACCTTCCCGCAGCGGAGGTGCTGTCCCTCGGAAGTGACACCCTCAACTGGCCCTCCAACTGGCACCAAGCCGTAGAGGCCGGAGCTGCCGCCAAGGCGCTGATCAAAGAAGAGTCTGACCCCACGGGGCAACTCATGGACAGAGACAAGACTACAGCTCGCGCATTGAAAGACATCCGCGCGCAGAAGGTCTCGCAAGTCAAGACGCTCAGGAACCTGGGCAACAGGAGTGGCAGGAACAGATTCCGACCCCCGAGGATCAACTAAGTGGGCGCGTTCGACTTCCAGAAGCTCGGCCTTGATCGGCTCAGCCAGAACATCAAGCGTTCCGTTGTCAGCCCGCAGGGCGTACTCACCACTGGTGACATCACCAAGGGTGCGGTAGTGGAGGTGGAAGTTCGCTCAGATACGACTGGCACATCGCAAGTCGCGGACCGCAGGACGGGTGCCGTCCTTCTCGGGCACGACTGCACCGACCACAGGTTCGAGTGGACCATCACCGGGACAGACCTCATTGTAACGCTCACGGGAAGCGGTGAGTACAACTTCACCTTCTGGGTCTTCTAATGGCTGAGCGGAAACCAGGCACAGGCTTAGAGCGCGCGACCAAGTCGATCCCACTTTCCGGTGGCATCAGTGACGAGGTGGATGACTTCCTGCTGGAGCCCTCGGGCATGCAGTACATGGAGAACGTCCGGTACACCAAGAAGGACCAGGCGGAAAAGTCTGAGCCCACCTCCCTCGTCTCTGCCTCCGGTGGCTCCAACCACACGACTGACGCATACGGGCTCTGGACGAACGAAGACCGCGTCGCGATCGTCACCAACGACGCGATCCTCTCCAGCAGCAATGGTGGCTCCTCCTGGACGGAGTACTCGCAGAAGGGCGACCTCCTCGGCATTGAGAAGATCCTGAGCACGGCAGAGGCCCAGGGCGGGTTCAACTACACGTGGGCCCCGATGGGCGTCAAGTCTACCGGCCCCGAAGTTCAGATCATAAGCCACTACGCTGTAGCCTTCGAGCGCTACACCAAGGTGGGCGGAGCCTCGCAGACCACAGCCCGCGGTGTGGTTGCGCAGATCTACAAGACAGACGGCTCACTCATTTATGAGAAGACCATAAGCGACGGACAGTCGCCGCAGCTTGCCATCACTGAGGACATGCTTACCGTCAACCTATGGTACGCGCAAGCAGACGGGGACCTCGTGCGCGAGCGGGCTTCGATCGGTACGCCCGTGTTCTCAGTGCAGAGCACCACCGCACTCGGCATCCGAGACTACGCGCAATACTACAACAGCACGGACGAGGGCTTCGGCCCCACGGGCACAGTACTTTCCGGCGAGGACATGCGCCTCAGCCACAACACCGTCACCAGCAAGAAGAACGCGCAGTTCAAGGTGTTCAGCGACAGGGACAACGACGACGGCGTGGTCGCGTGGAAGACCGACACGCAGGTCCGGTGGCAACGAACGATCGACGGTGCGCTGTCGGGATCCGTCCAGGTCCTCACCTCTGACGTCAACCCCACCTTCTTCTCCGTGCTCGCGTGCTGGTGCAGCACGACATACGCATACTTCCTGATAGCCGAAACGAACACTACGGCTGCCGGCTCCGGCTGGACGCAGGTGTCAGTCAAGGCGGAAGCTCTTGGCGGCGGCACTATCTCCACATACGAGTTCGCCACGGGCATCGACGGTCAGATCGTCAACGGCACGGGGGCCAGGTACGCTGACGGCAGTCTCTTCGTCGCGTTCACTATCGCCGACGAGATGCCCGACCAGCGCATGGGACAGACCGCTGGGAACCACCGAGTCGAGTGGTACAAGCTGTCCGACCCCTTCGGCTCCCCCTCCAGCTACGGCACGGAGATCTACTCGCATCGCCTGTGCTCCAACGTCGCGTTCGACAAGGACGAGAATCCATACTTCGTTGTGCAGCAATGGGGCAACTGGACCCCCTCCATCGGCTCCATCACCAATGACCCGGCGATCCCCGGCCTCTCGCTCGGGCACAAGAAGCCGCGAACCAGCATTCTGTGTCGAGCCGACACGTCGAACCGAGACCTCGAACCGTGCGCCACCTTCGACGCAGGTCAGGGGCAAGCGATGCCCGGCTCGATGGATGAGACTAACATCCACCTTGGGAACCTACTGTACTGGGATGAGGGTGACGGCGATGACGGCGCCCATCAGTTCTGGTACGGTAACAGGAACGTCCTGACGGCAGAGGATAACTGGAACTACGTCGCGTCCGCAGCCACGGCAGCGTGGGACGAGAACTTCTTCGAGGTGATGCTAACCCCCGGCTCCGCCAAGATGAACCTCTACCGGCTGCAGTCCAGCATCCGTGTTCCCTACTCGACATTCCCTGACGGCATGTTCATGGGCACCTCAGTACCCACGTGGTACGACGGAAGCTCCGACCTGTGCGCTGTGCAGCCCCTCGACTCACCGGAGATTGACGGCCTCTTCGCGGACAACGACGGAGAGTACGTCTGCTACCAGGACCTCGGTGTCGGTAGCGCCGGCGTCAAGGTGGTGCAGTGCCTGGGCGGCTACTACGATGACACGGGCCGCGTTCACAGGAGCGCACCCAGCATCCCAGTGTACATTGGTAACGCCAAGGCCGCGGACGGTAACGTCCTCTACCTCACGGCCTACATCACCCCGCCCATCACCGTGTCGACCGACCGCAAGTACTTCGTCGAAGTCTACGAAAGCCTCGCAGGCGGGTCCATGGCACTGTGTGCTGCCCGCACCTGGCCCGAAGGCAACGCCGGCACGCGCCTCGGTGTCACTTGGCAGACGAACATCAACCCGGCGGGCGTCAGCCTGGACATCGCTCCTTTCCGTTCCGCCAAGACCATCTACACGGCCGGCAACGTGCTCGCTGCTGACCCCTGGCCCAGCTTCGACATGGTGACGAAGAGCGGTCGACGCTTGTTCGCTCACAGCATCGGTGACCCCAGCGCGGTCTACTACTCCAAGATCTTCGAGAATGGCATCGCCCCAGAGTTCAGCGCAAGCCTCGTCGTGTCACTCGGCAATGAGTCGATCACAGCGATGGGCTCGATGGACGACAAGGTCCTGATCTGGACCCGCGACAGCATGTGGTTCATGTACGGCACTGGCCCCGACAACACGGGCGCCAACGGAGACTTCTTCGTTGAGAAGCTGCCCCACCAGATGGGCTGCATCGACCCAGAGTCGGTCGTGCAGTACCAGGATGGCATCGCCTTCTACTCTCACTCCACCAAAGAGTTCCAGCTGATCACCCGCGACATGCTGGTGACGTCCATCGGGGAGAACATCAAGGGGATGACGAACGGCTCCGACTTCAACGTCAACCGCAGCCTCGTGTACCCGGAGCAAAGCGAGATTCGCTGGTACTGCACGCAGACCCCCGGCTCAGAGTACGTGGCCGACAGCGCCACCAACAGCCCCCCTCAGCCCCCGCGGCCGTTCATCGAGAACCAAACGCCGAGCAACCCCGTCTTCGTGTACAACTACAAGTACCTGAAGTGGTCAGTCCTCAGCGAGGGTGGCGCCCCCTTCCACATCGCGGGACTGCTGAACGGGAAGCCGTGCGGGCTCAAGACTTGGAGCTTCTACGAGACCTCCACAGACTGGACCGACGCCGAGCTGATGAAGATTGAGACCCCCTGGATCAAGGTGAACCAGATGCAGGACTTCGGGCGCTTCTACGGCCTGACCTTCCTCGGGAAGTACCTCTCCAGCTGGACCGGCTCCGGTGTGGTGCAGG